AAAGCGACATTTAATTTGGCTAACACCTTTGAGAGTGGTCAATATAAACTAATTGATTCTGCTGAACTTAGTAAGGTAGAAACCGCAATAGAATCATTTCTTAAGAAGTATCCAAAAAGTAAAATCACGTCAACTATTAAGGCTGGTGAATCCAAGGTACCAAATCCAAAAGGGTTTGAAAAAGAAGGTTCATTAGCACAAGCTAGAGCTAATGAGGTTGAGAAATATTTTGGTTCTAAATTTCCTAACTTGAGGTTTGGTGAAACAGATGTTGTTATTGGTACAACACCTTGGGATGTGAATAAAGGAAAAGACCATCCTGATTACAAAAAAGAACAGTTTTTCACAATTACGGTTGACGCTTCGGGTCAACCAATCCAACCAAACGTTAGGATAGTACCTAACCCTACTTACGCTATGGATGCTTCAGGTATTGTACGTTTCGTTGGTTTTACGGATGGAACTATGTTTATATTCAACAGAAACGATAGTACTCAGGAACAATTCTTGGAACAGTTCAACAAATCACCTGAGTTTAATTCATTTAGAGATAATAGAATTAAATTGACACAAACCTGTAACAGATATCAAACTATGTGTGAACCAGTTACTTACGATAAAACAAAGTATATTCCGGTGAACAGTCAAAATGTCTTTAATCAATTGATGGACAAGGTTAAAAGCGAAGAACTCGTTTTCCCGACAGGAGTTCAAGGACAATCATTATAAAGAAACCCCTCCAAGTGAGGGGTTTTTTATTATAACATAACTACTGAAATATATACAACCCCTTCTTTTTCGTCGGACTCGCTTGGTGAAACTGACATTGCAACTGCAACTTTTTTAACAGTACTATTCATAAGGATTCTCCAATGAACTGAGTATGTTGCTTTTGGTGCAATCCATTGAAATGATTCAATACCCTCCTTGGCAAGGTTTGTTGTTCTGTACCCATAAAATACTCCTCCTACACATTCAAAAACATTTTGGGTTGTGTGTGATTGTTTCCCATCCTGAGCCATTTTATTTGCTTGAGGAATGGCCACGTTATCATATAAGGATTGGTCAAACACCAAGGGTTTAAGGTTTCGTTTTACCCGTTCTTCATTAAGGTATTTGATGAATAGGTTTTCGTATTTCCTCAGACTGTCTGAGGAGTGTTTCAAATAATCCCAATCGCAGGGAATTTTGTATTCAATACCGTTATCGTATACCGATCCACATTGTCCGTAGATCAAATTGGATGAAACCAAGAGTAAGATAAGAATTAGTCGGTTCATATTTCAAATATACAACAAAATTCCAAATTTTCGTGGTATTTATAAAAAATATGAAACTATCTAAGTTTTTACTCGAAGACGATAAAAGACCTAACGAAATGGTTGAGGGTATAAGGGGTTATTTGGATGGTAAAATTTCTGCCCAAGATCTTATAGATGAAATCCCTGAGATTATAGAAGTAAAAGGGAAGGGTGCTCTTTTGGAGTTTGAGGATTATTGGGATTTATTTGGTTTGGATGACAATACCCGATGGATTATCAATAATGTAACTTCTAAATATTTTGGTTATAATGATTTCATTGATAACGACTCTATGGCCAACGATTGGGAAGAAGGTTATGGCTTTTATTGGTTTAAAGATGATCAGAAAAAACGGTTATTAAAATTGATGTCCAACATGATACCTGAAATAAACTACGGTAATTGTGAATTAGACGGTGACTCAGAATGTGCAAAAAAAATTATAACTTTTTTGGATGAGGAGTTTGATAGATATGTTTCAAATATTATTGATAGTGTTGTGGAAGAAAGAAACGACAAAATTAGGGAAGAGATAGAACAGGAACTATATAAAGACTATTCGATACCTGTCCCAAGAAGATTTATTCAAATGGTGCCTGTTACAACTAGAGAAACGTTTTTGGTGAGTTTATCTCAATTGATGAACTTTATTGAAAAGTACGGAGATGATAATAGAGATCAAAGTCTTACAGATATAATTAAGAACGTAATATTCAATCACGCACATTACCCCAATTACGAAGATGGTTTTTGGGAAATGGGTACGGATTATGATCCAGAACCAATCTACGGGTATATTGATAAACTTTTGGATGCGGTAGAAGAAGAGTTTGAAGGTAGAGATTTTACATCGGACCAAAAGTATTACAAATTATTACAAGATTTTAATGTAACACCTGGTCAAACGAAAAAATTTCCTGATGGAAATCAGTATGATTCATTCACAATTGAAAGATTTGACAACGAAACAGAAAAAGTGGATATCAGAGTTTACAAACCGGGTGAGTTTACATATGAAAGATTCAGGTTACCAATTGAGGGTGTTAGAAACTTGTTGACAACTTATAGACTATTTTGATATTCACAAATATTTTCGTATCTTTGTTGAAAACTTATCAACATGAAAACATATTTGTGGTTAGACGATATTCGGGATCCGAATATGAGTGTATGGAGGGATCAATATATCCCTGAGTACGACTCCAAAGTTGATGAGATTGTTTGGGTAAAAGAATTTCCTGAGTTTGTTAATTATATCCGTGAGTTTGGTCTCCCTGATGAAATCTTCTTTGATCATGATTTGGGTGATGATGAACTTGGTACTGGTCATGATGCCGCAAAATTGTTGGTAAATTACTGTATGGATAATGGGGATATCGATGTTCCCAAATGGTCAATTCAAAGTGCAAATCCTGTTGGTCGTCAAAACATCAATTCTATTCTTTCAAACTATCGTAAATCCATCGGAAAATGAACGACTTAGAATTTTTGAAGGAACTGTTATCAGTTCGTACCGCAACTTATAATGAGGAACTAATGGTCCAATACATCTCTGATTGGTTGGATAAAGAGGGTATTCCTTATGTGGTTGATGAAATGATGAATGTATATGCCACTAAGACCACTCAAGGGTATGAGGATAAACTCTACCCTTGTATGGTGGCTCATACTGATACGGTCCATCATTTTCAAGATGAAATTATGGTTCACGAGGAAATTTTACCTAATCGTCAAAAACAAGGTATGTTGTCTCTGAAAGGGTATAATCCTGATGGTAAACCCGTTGGTATTGGTGGTGATGATAAATGTGGTGTTTACGGTGCGTTGGTATCTCTCCGTGATTTACCACATTTAAAAGCGGCATTCTTCGTTTCAGAAGAGACTGGATGCTTGGGATCTCGTAAGGCAAGTCCCGAGTTTTTCTCGGATGTTGCTTATGCCATCCAATTGGATGCCCCAAGTAATTACATGGTGACTGAAGTTTGTTCAGGTATTAGATTATTTGATCGTAATTCGGAATTTTTTCGAATTGCTGATGAAGTTTTGACAGAAAAGTTTGCTCATCATGAATTTCAAATCCATCCTTATACGGATGTTTCACAATTGAAAATAAAATTTGATTTTTCCTGTATAAATTTTTCTTGTGGTTATTATAATTATCATACAATGCATGAGTATGTTGTAGTGGAGGATTTACAAAATTCCATCCACACTGCACACGAGATGATAAACAGATTAGGATATACAAAACACGAATATGAACGTCAAGGATACAATCGGAGTTTACCCTGGGACTCTTTCTGAGGAGTTATGTGATCGTCTTATTGAGGCGTTTCACGAATACGAAGATTATCATCACCAAGGGATAACTGCCAGTGGTTTAGATAAAAGATTCAAAGATACTACCGATTTTGACATTATGAAAGTTCCTGAACTTGAAGAATTGGTTAATCAGGTTGTTGATGCAGCTAACGAAAAGATCGATCTTTATGTTCGTAGATTTAGAACTACAGATGAGTTTAACACTCACGAATATCTTTTTGGTAAGGGAACATACTACCCTGTGTGGCAATTACAAAGATATGAAAAAGGTGTGGGTCACTTTAAGTCTTTTCACACCGAGGGTGAATATAGTGAGTTTTATAACAGACTCTTCGCCGTTATGTTTTACCTCAATGATGTCGAAGAGGGTGGAGAAACAGAGTTCCTACATCAAAGTTTGATGGTAAAACCCACTAAAGGAACATTTATTGTTTGGCCAGCACCTTGGCCATATGTTCACAGAGGTCATGTACCGGTATCCAACGATAAATACATCTTAACAACTTGGTTATTAAGAGAAGAATAATAATTGAGGTCGTAAGACCTCTTTTTTTTGCCCAAATTTTTTTTGCCTATGAGTGAAAATGATATACTAAAAAGAATTGCAGAGATAGAATATGAATTATTTCTATCGATCAGAAATGGTCATAGAGCTGCAGTCGGAGACCAATATCATGACATAAGAGTTGAAGTATCCCTTTTACGTTGTATGTATTATGGTCAGAACTCAAAGTATTGTAAAAAATAAAAGGGGGTCTTAGACCCCCTTTCTTTTACTTGATAACCACTTTCTCATCTTCCACTGAAATGGTGTATGTTCCACCTTCTTTTACAATGTCAGACAAGACTGATTCGGATACCAAGTCCTCTACTTCATCTTGAATTGCTCGTTTGATCGGTCTGGCACCGTACACTTCATCAAACCCTACTTTTGAGATGTGTTCTACGAGTTTATCATCAAAACTGAAGTTTAGTTTTAGATCACCAAGACGTTTCATCAACTTGTTGAGTTCGATAGATACGATCTTTTTCAGGGATTGTTGATCCAAAGAATTGAAGATAATGGTTTCGTCAATACGGTTGATGAATTCAGGTGAGAAGTAATTCTTCATTTCCTTTTTCAAGATTTCCTTCTTCTGTTCCTCCGTTGAGTATGAAGATCCACCAAAACCGATACCAGTACCGAAGTCTTGAAGTTTCTTCACACCAATGTTTGAGGTCATAATAATGAGGGTGTTTTTGAAGTTGATTTTACGACCCAAAGAGTCAGTAAGATGACCTTCATCCAACATTTGAAGAAGGGTATGAAAGATCTCCTTATTTGCCTTTTCAACCTCGTCAAAAAGAACCACCGAATATGGTTTGTTCTTCACCTGCTCGGTGAGTTGACCACCCTCATCATAACCTACGTATCCTGGAGGTGCTCCGATCAAACGCGATACGGAGTGTTTCTCTTGATATTCGGACATATCCACTCGGATTAGGTTGTCGGCCGAACCGAAGATTTGTTTGGCGAGTTCTTTTGCCAAGTGTGTTTTACCAACACCAGTTGAACCCAAAAAGATAAACGAACCAATTGGTTTGTTTGGGTCTTTGATTCCAAGACGGTTCCGACGCATTGCTCGAGCAATTTTCCTAACAGCATCGTCCTGACCAATGACCTGTTGCTTGAGGGACTCTTCCAAACCAACAAGTGCCGCTTTGTCATCAACAGATAATTTGTTTACAGGGATTTTGGTCATGGATGCCACCACTGTAAGAACCAACTCGGGATCAATTGGTTTTTTGTTTTCGGCTTGTTCTTTTTCGAACTTAACCTTTTCCTTCTCCAAACGTTCCAAAAGTTTCTTCTCCTTATCACGAATCTCAGCGGCTTGTTCGTAGTCTTGTTTTTTTACAACATCTAACTTCTGTTGTTTAAGTTCTGCCGCTTTGTTTTTGAGGATCTCAATTG